ACGATGGCTATACTACCCCCGGTTCAAAAGGTAAGGTCTATCATCCTGTTAAGAAGGGCCGCGACAATAGAGCCAAGGGAGCAATGAAACGTCACCGCGCCTCCGTCGCAGGCACAAACATGGACCCTCGTAAAACTTTTCCCGGCAAGAGCGGCTATGGAGGTTTAGATTCCTTAGCCAAGGGGATGTTTGAATCGAAAGAAACTAATTATGATAACGGCTTTGTGACCGAAGAAGAAAAAATACATACCACTAACTTTGAAGTTAAAAGGCTGCTAGAAAGTTTGGGCAACTCAACGGAGACTAAAAATGAAACTAAAGCACAATAAAAAGAGAAACACTGCTTTTTTATATGAGGCACTTGTTAAAGAGTTAACCAAAGCAATTGTCAATAAGGACATAAAAAAGAAAAATACTCTGGTTTCTATGTTAAAAGAAAATTTCTCTGTTGGCCGAATTCTCCAAAAAGAATTGGAACTGATCAAAACTTTATCCGAGACTAAGAAGGTAGACATGTTCACAGCAGAGCGTCTGTTAACAGAATCTACTTCTCGCTATTCTAAATTGGACGCTGGCAAAATCTTCGAAGCCCAGTCTAAACTTATTGAAAGTATTAATAAAAACTTTGGCAAAGAAGTTTATGGCAACTTTGTTCCAAACTACAAACACCTCGCTACTATCTGGCAACTGTTTACACAGAACACCTCCGTGAAAGAAAAGGTGCTTTTAGAAAAGGCTTTGGTTTTCTCTATGACCGCGAAAGGCAAAGAGCCTGTCAAAGCAAAACAAATGCCTCACGTCGATAAATTGGTATTTAAAACTGTTATTGAAAACTTCAACAAATCATATGATGGTGAACTCCTTACGGAGCAAAAAGAATTATTAAACAACTATATTGTTTCCTTCGGCGCTAACGAAGTAGAATTTAAAGTATACCTTAACGAAGAGTTAGGAAGGCTTAAGAATGAAGTCACCACTCTTAAAGAAAAAGAGGTGATGCTTGAAAACAAAGATCTCGCAGGCAAATTGGAAGATGTGAGAGCAACGCTTGATAAATTCCAAACCAAAAAGATTAATCCTGCGATGCTGGAAAAAGTTATGCAGGTACAGAAACTTGTAAAGGAATGCGCCGAATAATGGCTATCAAAATCACCGTTGGCTCCAAGCAGCCGCAAGAACCCAAGAAAGCAGATCCGATAGCAGAAGTTGAACTTCAGATAAGAAGAACTGCTAATGGTGATTATTTTATTTCTGACCATGCCGATATTGATATCATTATTATGAAGAGTAAGAATAAAGTTTTGGCAATTGCAAAGGATATTATGTCTGAGATGGTGTACGGCGCCCAAGACAGATTGTTTTCTTTTTTAGTAAAGAAAGGTCTTGTGTCTCCGGACTCTGTGCAGGGTGGCTCTATATACGGATCAATGGAAGGTCAATTATTATCATCTGACGAATTAAACGTTATTAACATGGCCATTCTCAATATTTCGAAGTATATTGATGAAGAGCGGCCATATTTTGAATTCGTCGAAAAGTTTGACGAAATGGAAACAGATTACTTTACAGAACCTGAAGAAGAAGATTCGACAGAACTTGGCGAAGTCCCACAAGCACCTGAAAAGGGAACCATTCGCCCCGGCTATACTTACGGCCCTTACTGGCAATCTTATCAATATGAATAGAGGTTAAAATGGAATTATTGTGGTTTGCGCTCGCTTGCTACGGCTTGACTTATCTTGTCGTGTATGCGAGCATTTTTAATAGAATCCGACCAAGCAAAGAATGGCTTGGTGGTTTTGGCAAGTTATTTAACTGTACCCTGTGCTTTGGCTTCCATGCAGGGTGGTTTTTATTCGTCATAAACCATTGGACAGAACTATTTACTTTTGACTACACTGTTGCAAACTTTTTTATTTGTGGTTGGGTAGGAGCCGGAGTTTCTTACATTCTTTCAATGATTGTTGGTGACGAAGGTATAAGATTAACAAAGGAGTGAACAATGCGACGTAGAAACATACCAGAAGTTCGACGCTGCTGTAGCGGCTCTTAACTCGGGCGGGTAACGCCCGCTAATGTCGCTTGGAGATAACAATGGGAAAAACACTTTTAAGAGAATATTACGCACTTTGTGATGGTGGTGTCTGCCAAGACATGCTGACTGAAGATGAAAAGAAGCTGATGGCCGCAGGCAAGAAGTTTTATATGACTGGCTGTATGCAGAAGTTTGACACACCAAACGGAAACGGCCGCGTGTATTCCAAAAGTATTCTCCAGCGCGAAGTAGAAAACTATTGGAAACTTGTCAAAGAGCGCAGAGCACTTGGCGAGTTAGACCATCCCGACGACTCAGTTATCAACCTAAAGAACGCTTCTCACCTTGTCACAGATATGTGGTGGGATGGTGAAGCCCTTATGGGTAAGGTTGAGATCCTCAATACTCCATCAGGCCAGATCCTAAAGCAACTCGCTGAATCGGGCGTAACATTAGGGATCTCATCCCGTGGCCTTGGATCCGTCAAGGAGGTTCGCGGAACTACAATGGTTGAAGACGATTTTCAGCTTATCTGCTTTGATTTCGTCTCAGAGCCATCTACCCCCGGTGCCTTTATGCAGGTGAAAAAGGGGATGCGAGAGCACAAAGAGCCAAACATTTTCACCAAAGCAGATAAGATAAACAGAATCTTAAATGATATCTTGAGAGACTAGAATGAAAAGAGCAGAACTTAAAAAAATAATTAAGCCATTAGTAAAAGAGTGTGTCCAAGAGACAATCTTAAATGATGGCTTGTTGTCAAGCATAGTCTCAGAAGTTATGCAAGGAATGGGTAACCAGTTTCTTGTAGAAAATAAAGAAGAGATTGTTCCAACAATATCCAACGAAAATAGTGTCCAAATGGAACAGTTGAAAGAAAGGCAAAACGAAACAAGAGAGCGTTTACTTGATGAAATAGGCAAGGATGCATATAATGGTGTCGATCTTTTTGAGGGCACAACACCGATTAGAGATAGTGGCCAGCCGTCTGCAACAGCGCAAGCAAGTCCGATGGCCGGCCAAAGCCCCGAAGACCCCGGAGTAGATATTTCTGGTATTCTTGCTTTAGGTGGCAAAAACTGGAAGGCTTTAGTCAACAACTAACTATTTAAAGGAAGAGAGGTAATACGATGCCAGACAATTTTAAATATACAGCAGGTCTAAATCACGTTGGATCTTACCAAGTTAGCTCAAGGCCCTATGTTAAATCAAGTTTGACAGTGCCACTATCAGGTGCTGTTAGCACGGCACTTGAAGTTGCTTTCCCAAAAGTAACTAAATTTGTTACGATTAGGAACGATGGGGCAAACGCCTCGGGATCTTGTGATATACGATTGGCTTTTGCTACTGGTGGTTTAGACGAAGCCAACAATAATTTTATTACAATTGCAGAGTCGGCATCTTTTTCAGCCGACTTTAGGGTCACCAGATTATATTTATTATCAGCAGAGGCCGGAACTGTTAACGCTACTGTGACTGCTGGACTTACAAATATAAATGCTCGCCACTTAACATCTTCATGGGAAGGTCTTGAGGGCGTAGATAGTTAATAAAGAGGGATAATGAGTTATCACAATAAAAGGAACAACCGGGGACGCAATCCAAGGAAGTTTTACCATAAGACAAAACACCCGGCCCACGTTGTTACCTACGCCAAAGAAGGCGAACATCCTGAACGCACTATAAAGCGATTTCTTAAGAAGTGTAAAAAAGAAAAAGTCATAGAGCAAGTAAGAAAATACGACTATTACGAAAAGCCATCTGTTAAGCGAAAACGAGCTAGAGCCCGCCGTCAAGCGGTTCTAAAAAAGCTAAATGAGCAAAACAAGAAGACTTAAAGGTTTTTCTGTAATTAGGGTACTATTTATTTATGAGAAAATAAGTGTTTCTAACACGAGGATTTAAGCATGCCAACACTCCTAGAACAAGCAATTATCGACGCACAAGAACTTAGAGACGCAGCGTTAAAGAACGCCGAGTCTACTATTCTGGAAAAGTATAACAACGAAGTGAAGAATGTTGTTGAAACTATCTTAGAGCAAGAAGATGAAATGGATATGATGGGCGCCATGGAAGAGCCTGCCTTCGCTGCTGCCGAAGAAGAGGAAATGTGCCCTTGTCCTGATAAGGAAGAAGAAGAGGTTGTAACTTTTAGCCTTGATGATCTTAAGGCCATGGCCGATGAATTAGAAGGCGAGCCTGTTGGCCAAGAAGACCTTATGGCCGACCTTGGAATGGAGCCTGAAGAAGAGGAAGAAACCCTTCCCCTCCAAGAAGAACTTGAGTTAGATGAAGAAGAGATTGAACTTGATGAGGACTCTATTAAAGAACTTGTCGAGGAATTGGTTGTTGATGTAATGCCCGTTAAGACTGGCTGGCTCGCAACCCCACAAGGTGAAATGCAATACGCAGAAGAATTAGAATTGGCTAGGCGAAGCGGAACGGAGGCCCAAGAGGAAATTAAAGCTCTTCAGGATGCCCACGATCGTCTGACCATTACAAACGAATCTTTGACAAGCGACAATAAAAAGCTTGTTGAAGGCATCTTAGCATTGAAAGAGAAGGTTGAACAAACCCTCTTGGAAAATGCGAAACTTCTCTATATGAATCAGGCATTGAATAGTGCCTCCCTGAATGAGCGACAAAAGTCAAAAGTTGTCGAGTCTATTCGCAAGGCTGATTCTGTTGAAGAGGCGAAGGTTATATATGAAACCCTTCAAAGCGCAGCGGGTTCTTCTAGTAATAGAAAACCAAAATCGTTGAGCGAAGCAATCAGTAGACCTTCATCGACCCTACCAAGACGAAGAAAAGAAAAACCAGCGCAAGGGGATTCCATTGCGAAGGATCGTTTCCAAAGATTGGCAGGACTTAAATGACAGAATAATCCAATTTATAATATTAAAAGGAGGTGATTAAAATGTCAATATTAAATAAATTAACAGAAGGGATCGTGAATCGCGATCTCAAACAAGAAGGCGATGCTCTTCTCTCCAAGTGGGAAAAGACCGGACTCCTCGAAGGACTCAGTGATGATTCTTCGAAGAACGGAATGGCTCGACTTCTCGAAAACCAAGCCAAGCAGCTTCTGAAAGAGGCTTCTTCTATGGCAGCAGGCGATGTGGAAGGTTTTGCTTCCGTCGCTTTCCCGCTCGTTCGCCGCGTGTTCGGTGGTCTTTTGGCCAACGATCTCGTTAGCGTTCAGCCGATGAGTCTCCCTAGTGGTCTCATCTTCTTCCTCGACTTCACTTATGAAGAAGCACGTCTGGGCCTCGGCGCCGGCGAGTCTGTTTATGGTGGTGGTCGTGTTGGTAAGGGCATCCAGCTTGGTGTCACTGCTATCACAGAAGATGAAGGTGGTCTTTACAACTTGCAGAGTGGTTACTCGATGCCTACGGCTTCGACCACCGTTGCAACTGGTACTCTTGGACAAGCAACCTTTACGGTTGGCGCATCCGACACTACAGACAAGTTGATTCGTTTCGACCCCGACATCGCTGATGGCGTGTTCGCACAGACCGTTACGATTCCTTTGGCTCAGATGTCACAACTTAACACCGATGAGTTGGTTGATGTTGTTGTTACGCCACCGAACCTCAGTAGTTCTTCACAGGTTCGTCGCCTGACTACTTCGGATGGTACAACTGCTACCTTCGTGTTCACGCATTCCAGTACTTTTGGAACGCTTGCTAACACTGGTTACACCGTTGCTTATCCGATCACGGATGACTTCCAAGCTGGCGGCGCCATCGGTGCTGTTGTTGGTGATGATACTTGGGGCCTTGAGGAGCCTTCCTTCGGTACTGGTAACAATGGTTCCGCAGTTGGCAAGAGTGAGATCCCTGAGATCGACATCAAGGTGGACTCGATCGCTGTTACGGCACAAACCCGTAAGCTCAAAGCTAAGTGGTCGCCGGAACTTGGTCAGGACCTGAATGCCTACCACAACCTCGACGCTGAGGTTGAGTTGACCTCGATTCTCTCCGAGCAGATTGCTCTTGAGATCGACCGTGAGATCCTTAACGATCTTATCGAAGGTGCAACCGCTGGTACTTATTACTGGTCGCGTTCGCCGGGTCTCTTCGTGAACCGCACAACTGGTGCTGAGATTGGTGCAACTTCGGCTGCTCCTGACTTCACTGGTACGGTTTCCGAGTGGTACGAAACCCTCATCGAGACTATCAATGATGTCTCGGCACAGATCCACCGCAAGACTCTGCGGGGTGGTGCTAACTTCGTGGTGACCTCACCTGAAGTTGCTAACATCCTTGAGTTTACCGCTGGTTTCCGTGCAAGTGTTACCGCTGACGCTGATCGTGGCACCGCAGGTGCTGTGAACGTTGGTTCGGTTTCGAAGAAGTTCGACATCTATGTCGATCCTTACTTCCCTCGTAACGTGCTGCTCGTCGGCCGTAAGGGTGGTAGCTTCCTTGAGTCGGGCTATGTTTACGCTCCGTATGTGCCTTTGCAGGTCACGCCGACTATCTTCGGTACTGAAGACTTCATCCCCCGGAAGGGCGTGATGACTCGGTACGCCAAGAAGATGGTGCGTCCTGATATGTACGGTCTGGTTATTTGTCGCGGCCTTAATGGTGAGGCTGGTAGCTGATAACTAGCAAGTCTTTTACGACTGGCCCCGCTATCTTCGGATAGCGGGGCTTTTTTTATGTTTACAAATCCTTTTACAAGCGCACCATACTATTTATAACTGAAGACAGGGCGGTTTGCCTTTTTCATAATAGGAGATTATTAATATGTCTAAAGTAGCAAGAGCGTCTAGAAATGCATCGCTCATGAGAGTTGAAACTATTACTGCGGCTAAAACTATTGCGTCAGCAGAATCGGGTGAAGTCTATTTCTTGGGCACCCCAAACACAGAGGTGACCTTACCAGCACTTAAAGCCGGCGCCTATTTCAAATTTATTGTTAGTGCAACCTTGCAAAACAATGCCGACCTTCTTAGAATCGTTTCCCCTAATGGAGGAATGGAAGGCATGGCTCTCGTTGAAGCTAAAGCAGGCAGCACCCACACTGCGAACGTTACGTCCACAGTGGCTTCGCACCTTGTTTTCAAGGTGACAAGTAGTGCTAACGCCAGTAATGGTGTACACGCAGGCTCTACTGTTGAAATTTACTGTGATGGTTCAGTTTGGCATGTTAAGGCGGATCTTTTAACTAAGGGCACCGTTACCACTGCGTTTGCTGCTTCATAGAGGTAATTGATGGGTAAGAAGAACAGACTTAAGAGATACCCTCAAAAGTTTGGAAAGAAGTTTGCTAATCACTCGTTCGTCAAGGCTCTGGCTGAAAAGTCAGAGCCCACTGTCGAAGAAGAAAAGGTGGAGTTAGTTGTTGCAGAGGAGCCTACCGCTCCTGCTCTTCCCACCGAGTCTCCAGTTGAGGAAACTCCGGCTCCAAAAGCAAAGAAAGCACCACCTAAAAAGACTGTCGCTAAAAAGAAGCCAGTCAAGAAAACAACGACAAGAAAAAGAACGACTAAAAAGAAAGCAGATACCTAATACTTTGAGAGTAACGACTTAACACACCCCTCACCTTATTGGTGGGGGGTTTTGTTTTGTGTAAACTATTTATAATGTATAGGAGAAAAACGTATGGCTGTTCCTACTTTAACACCTGCTAGCACGACAAGTAAGGTTATACTGACATCCACTGGCAGTGTTGCTGCAACTGGAAATGGTGCTGCAAACGCTACTCACTATCCTTTTGGCATATACGCGACAGGTGGGGACCTATTTGACGCTAGTTTTGTTTCAGGAGCGGCCGATCAAGTTGCTTACACTTATAAGAAACTTGGCGGTGATGTCCTTGATATCGAGTTAACAGTAGGAAATGTCTATGCTGCCTACGAAGAATCAGTCTTAGAGTATGCTTATCATATTAATAAGCATCAAGCCAAAAATGTTCTTGGCAGTTTGTTGGGCTTCGCTACTGGCACGTTTGATCACGACGGACAAATGACAGGTGGTGATGCATCTGGTTCGGCAGTTAATTTAGCCTTTCCTACATTTAAGGTAGAATACGCTCGTCGTGTTGGGGAAGGTTTTTCTGAGGAGGCGGGCGTCGGAGGTAATAATACTTTTTATTCTGCATCCTTTGCTTTAACAGCCAGTGTGCAAGACTATGATATACAAACAATTATTTCTAGATCAGCAGCAACCAACAAAGATGAAGCCACCGGTGACGCAGTACCATACGCTAATCTTGTTGGTAACAAAAAAGTTAAAATACACAGAGTATTTTATAAGACCCCCGGCGCAATGTGGAGATTCTATGGTTACTATGGAGGCCTAAATGTAGTGGGCAATCTTAACTATTATGGCCAATACTCAGATGATAGTACTTTTGAAATTATACCAGTATGGCAAAATAAACTGCAAGCCATGGCGTATGAAGATCATTTACATACAAGGCTATCTCACTACTCATATGAATTGTTTAATAACAAATTAAGAATATTTCCAATACCACATGGGTTTGTTCCAAACATGTATGTTCAATTTACCATTGATAAAGACCCTTGGACCGAAGACGCCGATAGAAAAAATGGAACAGATGGTATCAATAATATGAATACTCTGCCGTTCGATAACATACCCTACAAGAACGTTAACGCCATTGGCAAGCACTGGATCCGTCGTTACGCTCTCGCGCTCTGTAAAGAGATGCTAGGCCAGATACGAGGCAAGTTTGGTGGTAGTATCCCAATCCCCGGTGATAATGTAACTCTTAACTCGGCTGACCTCTTGGGACAAGCAAAAGAAGAGCAAGATTATCTCAAGGAAGAGCTAAAAACTATTCTGGATGAAATGACATATAATGCCCTCGCACAACAAGACGCTGAAAAGATTGAAGCCATAGATAAGGTAAACGGCGGTATTCCATTAATGATTTATCAGGGGTAAGTAAATGTCGCAAGATAATAAATGGTCACAACCTGATGCCCCGCCTCCCCCACTATTCACCGGGAAGAAAGAAAGAGATCTCGTTAAACAAGTTAATGATGAACTCATAGAACGCGTCATTGGGCAAACCATCGCCTATTATCCAATAGACACTCAAACAACAGACTTTCACTCACTGTATGGAGAGGCTATTCACAAGAACTTTTTGCCTCCCATCCGAGTGAACGCTCTTGTAGAGTTTGACGGGATAAACACAAAGTTTGAAAACAGTATAGGTCTAGATAAGACCACAGAAATCACAGTCCACTTCCATAAGCGGCGCCTAACCGAAGATCAAGACCTTTTTGTGAGAGAAGGTGACTTCGTGGTATACGGAAAGTTTTTCTACGAGATAGTTAGTTTATCGGAACCAAGACCGCTTTATGGTCAAGTAGATCATCTCTTAGAGATATCTGCTAAGTGTATCCGAGCACGGGAGGATTTATTCGATGCCACCTAAAGATTATTCATATACAGAGATAGACGGTGCAGACGGCATCATAAAAGAAATAAACCTTATGCCTTCAACGATCGAAACAATTGATCAGGCTCTATTCTCTTTCCTTGATAATAATTTAAATCTACATACCACGACTAATAAGGGATCTAAGAAGACACCACTTATTTGGGTTTCTTCCGAGCGAGCATTCCAAATCAAAGACAATAGAGATCTTAGGGATAATAATGGGTCCCTGAAGCTTCCTCTCATGACTCTTGAGCGCACAGCTATGACCAAGGACCCTGCGTTTAAGGGAACGTTTCAGGCACACATTCCAGACTCCGGAGCGTCGTATTATAAAACCCGTAGAGTCAACGTTCCAGCCGCTCGTCTCATAAACCAAAGGAAAACATCAAACTTTTCAAATGCTTTCTCATCTAGAAAGTTCGGTGCGAATAACAACGTTGGCAATGGTCAACAAAACTTCCCAAGAGGAAAAAAAGATAAAAGTAGGGTTGTGTTTGAAACAGTGTTTCAACCTATTCCAATATGGGTGAAGACGCAGTACTCTCTCAAGATAAGAACAGATTATGTCCAACAGATGAATGATCTGACACAACCTTTCTATACTCTCACAGGACAAATGAACTCTTTCTTTATCAATCATGATGGTCATCGATTCGAATCCTTTATCGAAGGCGATATTGGTTATTCCAATAACGTCGCAGATCTAGGCGAAGAAGAAAGAACTTATGTGACCGATATTAACATCAGAGTATTAGGATATTTGATGGGCCAAGGCAAGAATGATCCTAAGCCAAAATACTCTGTTGTTCAAAACTATGTTGACGTTAAGATCCCAAGAGAAAGGGTCATCGTTGGCGACATAAATACCTTCTTGGACGACGACGAAGGTTTTTATAGGGAGTAAGGGTCTTTGCTCTCCTACAATACTATTTATATTTGAGTGCAGCGACGTAGAACGATTGCTATGTTAAGGAGACTTTTAGATGCCAGCCAATAAATTCAGATTTGTTTCACCGGGTATTTTCCTGAATGAGATCGACCAATCACAGATCCCAGCGTTACCGGAGAACGTTGGTCCAGTTATCATTGGTCGCGCAGAAAAAGGACCGGGTATGGTCCCAACCACAGTTAATTCTTTTTCCGAGTTTGTAGAAACTTTCGGTAACCCCATTGCGGGCAGAGGTGGTGTCGAAGACACTTGGCGTGACGGCAACTATTCGTCCCCAACTTATGGTGCATACGCTGCACAGGCTTATCTTGCTGCTGGCGTCGGACCAGTGACGTATATTCGATTAATGGGAACGCAAGATCCTAACGCTGACGCAAACGGTAAAGCAGGCTGGGAAACTCTTAATACGCCTGATACTGTTGCTGCATCAAATGGTGGCCCATATGGACTGTTTGTTTTTGATTCCGGGTCTGGCACCAATAACGGAACTCTTGCCGCTGTGTGGTATATGAACAGTGGCTCGGTGCCTGTTTTGTCTGGTTCTTACAAGGCATCCGGCGCCGCAACAAATCAAGAGGGGGTTGCGACAATTGTTGATTCCGATTCCTCCGGACAGTTTAAAATTAGGATTCTACAAAAGGGATCCACTGAGATAGAAAACAAAACAGCTACATTAGATGCTTCTGGCGACCGTTATATCAGAAAACTTTTTAACACCAATCCACAATTGGTAAACACTACTATTGAGTCTTCGGATGACACGAAGCCTTATTGGCTTGGCGAGACTTATGAAAGACACTTGATTGATAGTGGTTTTAACACCGCCACCCTCCGTCGTGGCGTTATCCTCCCAGTTGTATCTGGCTCAGGAGAAGCCGGTAACCACAATAAGCGTATGGCATATCGTGACGCACACACTGGGTGGTTCTTTGCTCAAAACTTAGACGCAACCGCGTCATTTACATATAACAAAATGACCAAACTATTTAAGTTCATTGGTATCAATGGCTATGGTTCGCAACTCCAGAGAGACATTAAAGTCTCTATCGATAATATCAAATATTCTCGTAATGACAATGTTGAATTTGGAACTTTTGACGTAGTTATTCGCGATGCAAAAGATAATGATTTAGCGCCGGTTGTTCTAGAGAGATATTCAGAATGTACTCTTAATAAGAATTCCTCTAACTATCTTCCTTTGGTTATTGGCGATAGGTACCAAGAATACGACGATACTGAGAAAAGGTACCGGGAGTATGGCCAATACCCTAATCGCTCAAAATATATTCGTGCTCATATGAACTCGGCTCTCGAAGGCGGTATTGATTCAAAACTTCTTCCGTTTGGCGTCTTTGGTCCTCCAAGGTTCCCAAGCTTTACTTTCAATAGTGGATCCACCGCCGCCACGGTAGCCAGTGCATATGTTTTAGGATCAGGTAGTGTTCCGGTTGTTAACATGCCTACTAACCTCGGTGGTATGTTTGTGTTCTCGGCCGTAGCGACTAACCCCTTTGGAACAGCAAGTATTACTTTTCCGAAAGTAGGTATTCGCCCACAAGCATTAGGTGTCAGTTCAACAGGTTCCGGCGATGGTTGTGATCCTACGACAAACGCTTTCTTTGGCTTACAAAACACCAAAACTTCTACTTCGAATATTTATGATCCGGGCTATCCTGATTATCTTAGAGCCTTTGGTGCTGATGTAGTAGCCGACAGTTCTTGGGCTGATGACTTTGGCAAGGGTACACTACCCAATGGCCTTGTTAATCAGTGGGTATTTACATTGGATGAGCTTGTTGTTACAACGGATGGAACCGCATTCTCTGACTCGTCGCCGTCCAGAATGATTACAAAAGTAGATTGGACAGCAGGCTCGGTCGTAGCAGGGACTTCTTGGAACTCATCCGGCTCTGGAGGCAGCACTTTAACTGCAAACCGCTACAAGAATATTCTTGATTCTAAAGTCAATCGTTTCACGGCTCCTCTCTTTGGTGGGTTTGACGGTGTTGATATCACAGAGCGTGATCCATTCCGTAACTCACTGATTAGCACCAACCCAGCAGAGAAAAGTAGTTATGTATACCACACTCTTCGCAGAGCAGTTGATATTGTTGCTGATCCTGAAGTGGCGCAAATGAACCTTCTTTCAATGCCCGGTATAACCGATGAGCGCGTAACTAAGCACATTATTGATACAGCAGAGTCTAGAGCAGATACACTTGCAATTATTGATGTCGAAGGAGGCTTAACTCCAAGACATGAGTCGAACGCCGCAGCTTCGACTAGAAGGGGAAGTATTGATACAACAATCACACAGATGACAGCACGAAATATTAACAACTCTTATGGTGCAGCTTACTATCCTTGGGTCAATATCAGAGATGATATTAACGGAACTCTCCTTTATGTGCCACCTTCGGTTGTCGCACTTGGTGTTCTCGCAAACACTGAGAGAGCTTCGGATGTTTGGTTCGCACCCGCAGGATTCAATCGTGGCGGTCTTTCGACTGGCGCCGGCGGTCTCCCGGTTGTTGGTGTTGAGCAGAAACTAACCTCCCGCAACCGTGACGATCTGTACGATGTTAATATCAACCCGATCGCATCGTTCCCCGCAGAGGGCATCGTTATCTTTGGACAAAAGACACTTCAAGCAACTCAGTCGGCTCTTGACCGTATCAATATCCGCCGTCTTATGATCTTCGTTAAGCGAGGTATCTCCAGAATCTCCACGGGAACTTTATTCCAGCCTAATGTCGAGGCTACTTGGAATGACTTCAAGTCGAGAGCAGAAAGGTTCCTTAACAGCGTCAAAGTTAACTTTGGTATTGATGACTTCAAGATTGTTCTTGACGAAACCACCACTACCCCAGACCTTGTTGATAGAAACATCCTCTACGCGAAGATCTTTATCAAGCCTACCCGCGCCATTGAGTTTATCGCGATCGACTTTATTATCACACGCTCAGGGGCCTCTTTTGAGGACTAAAAAAATAGATAAACACTATTTACTACAAACAGGAGAAATTTTATAATGGCCACGACCAATAATTTTTGGACTAACTCAGGAGTTAGAGACCCAAAACGTAACTTCAGATTTAGGGTTAGTTTTACCGGTGCAGAAGAAGACCCTGTTCTGGGCGGTGGTATCATGTGGTTTGCTAAGACAGCAACCAAGCCAGAGGTTTCCTTTACGGAATCAACTCACAGTTATTTGAACCATACTTACTACTGGCCTGCTCGTACAGAGTGGAATGAAGTGTCCATTACATTTGTTGATCCTGCTGATCCTGATGTGGCTGGTAGTCTTGCACAGTTGGTCGAAAGAGCCGGATACCGTATCCCTGCTGGTGTTAACGGCCCTAATGACTTTGCAACTGTCTCCAAGGCTGATTCTGTTGCTGCATTGGGTCAAGTTCTTATTGAGCAGATCGATGAAGAAGGAAACTCCTTGGAGAAATGGACCCTTAACAATGGGTGGGTTAAATCATTGACTTTCGGTGAGTTGGACTACGGTAACGAAGACCTCACTGAAGTCACTATGACAATGCGTTATGATTGGGCCTCGTTTGAGACTCCTAGTACTCCCGGTATTCCTAAGTTATTTACAGTTTAATACCAGAGGCTTAAATGTCTATTGAAGATTTTACAGACAGAGTAGACCCGCAGTTTTGGACCAATAGCACTCGCGCCCCCAAAGCCCAGTTTAGGTTCAGGGTGGTTATACCGGGTCTTGGCTTAGAAGACGCCAGAAACGAAAAAAGTGAAGCACCCGGTGGCGATGCCTTTAAAGATAAGCAAAGTGTAGGCTTAACTGGTGCGGATGTATGGTATATTAAGTCTTGCGACAAGCCCGGCATGGACTTGCCAGACGACGAACAAGGGAAAGCCTTAACAGGTTTTCAGCGTGCAAGAGCAAATCCAAGGGTTACGACACCCACAATGCGGCCTATTACAATGGTTTTGGTCGATCCGTATTATCCAAATGTCACAAGAAAGATAGCAAGACTTTTCCGAAGAGGCGGTCTTAATGATTCACAAGCAAGAGGTGCGATCCAGAACGGAGGAGATATATCAGATTATGCAAGATCTTTTTTAAATTCAATCGGTGACGTGCAAATATACCAGTTAGATGAAAAAGGTAATGATATAGAAAGGTGGACACTTTATGATGCATACCCTGACCAAGTAGATTTTGGAAAATTTGATTATTCCAGCAATGAATTAGTTGAGATAACTCTTACTTGGTATTATACTGCCTTTACTGTCGAGTTTCCTAAGATAGGCCAAGAACAAGGTTTTACATATTTTCCTGATTCCAAATTGTTATCCCAAGATGCTGCGGCATTGCTTGAAGAGCCAATTTCAAAAACGACTGCGACTAGCAAATGTAAGGACAAATATATTGCTTATGTCGCAGCCCAAACTGCCAACAAAGAACCCGTCGTGGAAGAAGCAGAGTTTTACAAGGGCGATAAATATTGCAGACAAAACGGCGTTGGCCTTCCGGCCAAAACTAAAAGTACGGATGGATCCGACTCCGCCATAACCGGCGATCCATAAAAATAAAACAAACAATATGAGGTGTTTATGAGAGACAATAGTAAGCGTTTTGCAGCAGGTGCTGAAGCACCACCTGTTGTAGCGCAAGATGAGGAGACTCGTTCTCCTTTAGACTTCTCTGTACCAACAGAGATAGTTGACCTTCCATCAAAGGGTAGATTCTACTCGGAAGTTCACCCGCTTCACAAAAAAGATTCGATTGAAATTAAGTTTATGACAGCAAAGGACGAGGATATTCTAACCTCTCCATCCCTTCTAAAGAAAGGCCTTGCACTTGATCGGTTCTTAAAAAACATTATTCTTGACGGTACTCTTAGAGTTCCCAGTCTCCTATCGGGAGATAAGAACGCTATTCTTGTGGCATCCAGAATTAATGGCTTTGGAGCAGACTATACAACAAAGGTTACTTGCCCTAGTTGTGGCGCTGCATCCGAGAACACATTTGATCTAAATGAAATTAGTGCTTATGAGGGAGATGATTATGGCGATTATGATGTTACCCCAACTGATCGTCGTACTTTCATTGTTAAACTTCCAAGAAGTAAGTTCGAAATGGAAATAAGGTTGCTTACCGGCAAGGATGAAAATGAACTGCTTGCTAAGATGCAAGCAAATAAAAAGTCCAAAGTCTACGAGCCAAATCTCACAGACCAGTTAAAAATGATTACCTTGTCTATTAACGGCAATGAAGATAGAAGTTTAATTAATAGGGCGATTGATGCCCTTCCTGCCTTCGATTCTCGTTATCTACGCGCAGCATACGCCAAGGTCCAGCCGGGTCTTGATATGACGCAAGAGTTCTCTTGCGATGCTTGTGGATTTGAGAAGGAGGTGGAAATGCCTTTAACGGTTGACTTTTTTTGGTCTAGATAGCGAATATATACAATCTGTATATGAAGAATTGTTTCTATTAAAGTATCACGGAAACTGGTCTTTTATGGAGGCATACAACTTGCCAATAACAATTCGTCGCTGGTTTCTTCAACGTCTCGCAAGTCAAATTGAGAAAGAGAACGAAAAAATACAAGAGGCCAACAAAGGAAAGACCGGCAGGCGTTAAACCCTCCGGTCTTTTTGCTTTGTCAAACTATTTATATAGAGGAGATCTACACAATGCTCGATATTAATGGTGATCTTTCGGAAGCGATTGATAATAAAGTTAGCGAAATAGTCAACGAAGAAAGCATCTTTATGAAGGCGCTCGGAGGCGCCTCCTCTGCCGCGAGGCAAAGTCAAACATTTGAGGCTATTATAGCAAATTTGTTCGAAGAAGATCTGGCCGAAGAAATGTACGGTTTCCTTCGCCTTAATGGTGTGGGCATTGTGATGAGTAATGACGCAAACTTTGCCAAAAGTGTGAGACTCGGTATGTTTGTTAATATATTTGATCGCATAACCTTAGAAGAAAAAGATGAAGATGGTGTGACCATCTATGTGCCTATATTAACAGATGAAAAACAACAAGAAGTCGAAGAAATATTAAAAGATGCAACTGGTGCGATAGCGATAGCTATAAATGTTATGGCACGAAGACTCACATTAGAAGCTCGCACTTATGCAACTTTTCTACCAAGCGAACTAATCAAAAAAATGCCAAATCTTTACAAAACAATCGTGTCTTTTATGAATGATAAGGTAGGCGATGTAAATAAAGTCGTCCAAGATCTGTCCGATAAATTTAAAGAAGAGTATGATGACCAGTGGTTTAACGATGAAGACAGGATAAGGGGTATGGCGGGCGCCAGAACCACTACACCAACCAGACCGTTGCCAGAGGGTCTTAACGAAGAACAACTAGTTACCACAGTTATAGACTTAGAAAAACTTAAATCAGAAGAAATGAATGAGATATTCCTCGCACAGTTTGGAGGAGCCATCGAACTAATATTAAACGCAATGTTTAACACCAGACCCCTCCCAGTGGCGATCACAGGTGCTCCGCGAGACGTATCAGCATTTGCGGGTGCTCTTGGTGGAGAAAAGAAATATCTTGAGGCAGCAAAGAAGTATGGCTTGAATCACCCCTCTACATATAAAAACAAAGCAAAATTGTCCAATGCTGTTAAAAAGTTTGAAAAGCAAACTGGCATTAAATGGCCGTTTAAATAGGGGGCGACTGAATGTCCGAAGAGAGTAACACAGAAGCCATTATAAGAAGAATCGCCGCGCTGGAAGAGGCGCGAAGCCTATCAGTGCAAGAAAGGATCAACAAGTTAACTGATGAAATCAATCTTGCAAAAAACTTAAAAGAAGTTGGTGATGATTTATTAGGAATTGATGAAAAAGAATTAGAGTATAAACAAAAGGCGATATTACTCGAAGAGGACATAAAACAACTCCTAGAAGATAGAAACAATCTATCTGACGCCCTGTATAAGAAAAAACTAAGAGATTTATCTCTTGATAAAGAACGCCTTGCTGTTACACAGGACACAAAACAAGCCACAGAGGGCACCCTTAAGTCTATCTTTGGAATATCCGATGGCGCGACCTTACTTGGCGAACGTCTGCTAAACCCAGAAGCCGCTATGAAGGGTATGGCGGATGGTCTTGCTAAATTAAAAAACCCGAAAGTCCTGTTTGGCGCATTAATTTTTAATTCACTACAGTTGGCCGTTGCTCAAGATAAGGCTGCTGTATCCTTTAATAGGGCAACAGGTCAAGCAGGAACATTTAACTCTCAAATTGCTGGCCTTGAAAGATCTTTGTACACCGCCGGCGTCTCATCCGATGAGGCTGGTCAGGCATTCCAATCTTTGTTTTTAAATATGTCTGAATTTACCACGATGAGTAAAAAAGATCAAACTGCATTAGCAGAAACAACTGTTATATTGCAAGAACTTGGAATTAGTTCTGAAATCACTGCCAATAATCTCAACTTTGCAACAAAAGCAATGGGCATGAATGCTGATCAGGCAGCAAGACTACAACGAGAATTGTTTACTTTCGCTCAAGATCTCGGTGTATCTGCTGAGAAGATTGCAACAGATTTTGGACAGTTTGGGAATGAGATAGCGGCCCTTGGTGCTAATGGTGTTGATGCGTTTAGAGGTTTGCAGGCTGCTGCTAAGAGTCTCGGCATGGAGATGGGTGAGTTGTTAGACCTTACCAAGCAATTTGATCGCTTCGACACAGCCGCCGAATCTGTTGGGCGACTAAACGCACTGCTCGGCGGACCTTTCCTTAACGCTGTGCAGATGGTTTCGGTCACGGACCCAACAGAAAGACTAAGGCTCCTTAAACAAGGAATTGATAATGCGGGTATTTCGTTTGACCAGATGGACTATTATCAAAGAAAGGCATTGGCCAGCGCAACCGGTCTCGGAGAAGCACAACTTGCTATGTTGATGAATGGCGATATTGATTTGGTAAATGAACCAATGAAAAGTGCTAAAGAACTAAGAGAACTTGAGGCACAAACAAGAGAGTTTAACGGTGTTATGGAAGAATTGATGCAAATCGGTCGTGGTCTTGCAATGTCATTTCAGGTTTTTATACCTGTGATAAAGACAATTGCAGATGGCATCCAACTTTTGGCGCCTCTTATTGGCGCCCGATTAATGGTGCCTGCAATTTATCTGCTCGGTACCGCTTTTGCTGCACTTACCAAAACTATGCTGAAGAACCCATTTGTGCTTGTTGCCACCGCCGTGGCATACTTAGCACAAGGTATATACTATGGTTTCTCACCGAGTATTTTAGTGGTTCTTGGCTTGCTCGCCGCTGCCTTCCTGTTCCTTACACCAGCAGCCTTGGGCCTTATGCCTGTCATTTTGCCCCTCGCCGGAGCATTTAGCCTCGCAGCAATTGCCGCAATCGCCCTTGGTACCGCATTTAATTCTATATTTGGTGACGGTATGATTAAAAACTTACAATCAATGGCAATCGAAATAGCGAGTATCGTTGCTTCTATTAACGAACTAAGCACTACGAAAGCCATGGCTTACACGGCAACGATGGCTGCTACAACAGTCAGCGCCGGCGCTCTCGCTATGACAGGAGCAACGAATACACCCGCCACGGTTGAGGCTACAGCAGCCGCCTCCGCAGCCCCCGCAGGCCCGCCACCAACTATTAACATATCTTTGTCTATTGATGGCACGGAGTTCCAGACTGCTGTGAATTCTGTCGAGGCAACTAATTATGTTAATGGACAAAAGAGTACTCTTTATGACTCTATTGTTAATGCATTTATCAATAATCAAGTTACAACAAGGGGGAACTAACACATGCCGTCCAATGTAAATAGTGCAGCGGCTTTACAGATGGTTCCCATCCACGGTTTTAGTAGTGACGCGAATGGCAATATAAAAATTACAGACGTAACGTATAAAATTAATTTTGGTCTAACGACGGGCAACTTATACTTATCTGAGTTTCAAGACAACTATGACCCGAGATATAGCACAACAAATACCTTTGGTAGAATGGACCCCATAGTAAACTACCAAGGTACATCGCGAAGGATAACTCTTGCTATAGGTCTCACAGCCGACGCGTCCGGCGGTTCTAGCCTTCATGAAAAAATAAAGAAAATACTATACCCTACTTATGAAGCAGCGGCCACGATACCTAATGCGCTTCTTATTCAGCGCCCACCCTTGGTGGCAGTTAAATTGCCCGGCTTGATTCACTCTCCTATAGACTCAAGCGGCTACTTATTGTGTGTTATGGAATCATACGGTATGACACCGGGACTAGGGTTTACGCCACTTGACTCACCGTTAGTTAGGATCTCGTATAATAAAGATTCAATAGTAGATTTTCAAGATTATAACTTTAGATTTGACTTTATACCTTTACACCCAGTTACTCCGGGCTTCGTAGAGGATAGCAGCGGAAAATTTCAATGGGTAGGAGGAGATAATTTCTAATGCCAAGACACGGACGAGAAGATACTTTTGTTAACAGAAATGAATTCTATGAAGAATTCCTTGAGAAGCGTGGCTTATCTAGAGTAAAACAATATGCAACACCTAAATTGCCTCCTTTAACTAAAAAGATAAGAAGAAAATTTGTTTCCTCTAGACACGTCTGGAAAATGGGAGACAAATATTATAAATTAGCGAACCAATTTTATGGCGACCCAAGATTATGGTGGGTTCTGGCTTGGTATAACCAAAAGCCAAACGAAGGAATGCTCAAAGCAGGCGATGTGGTTTATGTGCCTCAGCCCTTAAATAAGGTTCTTACATTCTTTGATTACGGGACGGTGTAAAAATGGCTGGAGGATATGAGGCCAGCGGGAACCAATTTAAGTCTATTCTCGGGTCCGAACTTGGCGACAACAGTCTGATAGACCCAAGCTGGTATGATACTTGGTTCCCTTATACTAATCAGAGCAAGGGTACATATCAGGGTCGAAGTACCGGCACCGTGCGAATTCGTACACCTGATATTGATGTACAGTTTAATGAGAATCAAAAGGCTTCATATATCGCTGGCCTATCAGAAATCGTAGAGAAGGGCTACGCTGGTAATGAAGCAAGCACACTAACCTCAGCACAGCAAGCCGAATTTAACGCTGCAAAGCTAGCTTTGAATGATGTTCTGGGCGATCCTACTATCACTGATTCTGAGAATCAGCGCGTCCAAGAGGCAGTGCTAGGTGCAAACAGTGCTCTTGCAGGCGGCGAAGCGATAGAGCTTTCAGAAGGAGGTATATTCGGAAACCCCCTCACCGCACCGGCCTTGGGTGCCAAAACAGTAAGATTAGCACACCAGTGTTTTCTTCTTTATAACCTTGAGCCATTTAGTAAGTTCCACAGGCAGTTATTGGCTGGAACTTCTGCTGCTGCGACAGGTGTAAGTCCTCCAAGGACTTTTTATAATCAAGCGAGAGGACTTGGATCCAGAGGCCTCGGAACTACAACCACAGGCCCAGCAGCCCGAAGAACTAATACGATCCAAACCTCGGGATATTTTTCAAAAAGTAAAAATACCACTAGAATGTATCTTGTGGCTGATGACAGCACTGAAAGCAGTATTACAAACAAGTTGGCTCTTAAGAAGCACGGTGATAAGATTGCAAATATGCAATCCTCTGAGATATCCCAACTTATCCCAAGGTTAAGGTTTTTTAAGGTTTACAGAGAAGGCGACGATAAATCAGTCGTTGAGTTTGAGTTTAGCCCAACTACTAAAGTAGGCATGGGCCTTAGTAATAAAATAGATTTAGATTTTCTTGGTGCAACACAAGAAAAGTTTATAAGAGGCGACGATGTAGGTTTAAAATCTTTTGATTGGGAATTTGTTGGATCAGACCCGTTTACAGCGACAAGAGAAATTGCCGCGAGTATAAACCTAACTGCACAACACTTTAGCGCGTATGTTAGGAAAAGAACCAGCACTAACGTGATGCAAGGTAGTTCTACTTTATCATATATTAATCCGGGCGAATATAGATTCCTAGACTTTGTACTGCAACCTGATTGTCGCGACATTGATCAAAGAAATTTGAATTATAAAAACTTTTCTCCGGAATGTTATGAGATTAGGGTCGAAGTTGGCTATAACGGAGGCGGCAAGACTTTTGGAACGTTCGACAGCGATGGTCAATTTCAAGAAGCAGTAAATTGTCACAAAGATATTTTATTATTAAGCCCAACTGATCATAAATTTGAATTTAACGATGATGGATCGGTTGATTTAACAATTAATCTTCGAGGCCGTCTTGACGCCTTGATGAATGATAAGATGATGAATGTTCTATTGCCTTATGGTGGCGCCAGCGCAGCCCTAATGCAAGTAAGCATATCAAACATAGACCAAGACCAGCGCGATGAAATACCGCTGTTGAAAGGAAATACATCAGCAAGCATATCTCTTGAGGATGCCGAAAATGCAGTTAAATATGTAAACAATAATAAGAAAAACATTGATAACGCCGACAAGATACAGGAAAATTTAGAGTTAGCGATTTCAAAAATGTATGTCTCAAACAAACAATTGTTTTTTGCACACATATTTGATAAACTTGATACGGGCGGCGCAGTTCATACATATACGATGACGCCTGCTGAAAAATTAACATACACAAACTGGGCTACAGATTTATCGGTCTCCGTACTTCCAGCCCCTGTGTCTTTATCTCTAGTGCAAACCGGAGGACTTACATCTTCTAAAGAAGCATATTCGGATCCTGTCGATAGGACCTCGGATCCACTTAGGCCAGAGAATTTTGGAGAACTGTTTGCAAGAATTGTGTCCCCAACACAAGAAGCACTAACCCAATCAATCCAAGAGGAGATTGTTGAAAAGGATATAGGGGTAAGGATGGTAAATACGATCAGTTATATCTTTTTAGGTGATTTATTGGCTGTTGTGTTAGATAGTATAACAGGAGAGGACACATTTGAAGGAGGGGGAATTACTAGTGCAACCTTGACAAACCTAGAGCGAGTTGAACTGGCCGGGCAAGCCGGCGACGGTGCCGGGGCTGGCGCACTGGGGGAGGTAGTTAGACAATACTTCTCCGGAGAGGATGTTTCAAGTGACCGGTCAGATCTTTTATCTGCTATAGGATTTAAGAAAACAACACCACCACCAACAGTCAAGAACGTGCTAGATAATTTTAGGGTAATACTTGGGAATATAGACGCTAGGCTGAAAGCAACCGGGAAAAATCAAACCATTAATTTAGCACACATTCCAATCTCTGTCCCACTTTTTAACGAGTTTATGGTAGAAAATGTATTAGCGAAAGACTCAGATAATTATCCTTTCTTTGAGTTTGTAAATCACCTAATATCTTCATTGATTATAAACACTCTTGGAACGAAATGCTTTGGTGGCCTTATTGATACGTCCACTACAACACAAGCAATGATGGCAAACTCGCCTGAAAATATTGAAGACACGAATGTATTTCGGGTGATAGGCCTCGCAGAAGCAGCCCCCATTATGGTCGTAAACCGTGGCCCAGATGAGGAAGCAGCTATTGATGCTAGGGAGATAGCAGGAGAAAGCACTTACAGAACAATAGATCCAGCCTTAATCCTTCCGGACAATCCAATACTAGGTAACTGTAGAGAACAACAAAAAGATGTGTTTGAGTATCTTTTCATCGGAACCCAGACAATAGACCCGAACTCACTAAATGGCGAATACGATGCTGATTTAAGAAGAGGCATCTACCACACAGCCTTTGGCGCCGATCGCGGCCTTATTAAAACAATGAAGTTTGCAAAGACAAATCAAGAATTCCTACCAGAAGCGCAATTTGCATCAGAAGGGGGGTTGTTGCTTAACCAATTATCTAATGCGTTTGATGTGTCCATTGAGATGGTTGGGAACAATTTGTTTAAGATAGGACAATACTTGTATATTGATGCAGAGGCTCTTGGAGCAGGTCCATCTTGGGCTGATATGGGACAGGCTCCTGCTCGTCAAAGGTCTTATGCTAACATTATGGGCCTCGGAGGTTATCACCTAATAACAGAAGTAGCAAACTCTATATCTGACAGCGGAGTATATACAACAACAGTTAAAGCAAGATGGCAAGATCCCGGCACAAGACCGGACTGGCCAGATGTGACGGTAATACCATAGGGGGACAACAATAATGGCAATATATAACGGAAGAAACAACCTACCAGCAAGACAAATGATTACCGAACGTGCTCGTTATTCCGTTCGTGCGTTAACTCTCCTTGATCGCGTCAATGATTTGACTCTTGAGACAAATCAAATTAAAGACTTAAATCTTGATGAAAGAATCTTTATAGGCCGTATTGACGAAAACAATAACCCACTTTTCGTAAAACAAAGATTATTGCAAAGTTTCGGTAACCCTACATCTAATAAAGTTGGTCTAAACTTTGTGGTTGATGCTTTTACCGATATGAAGGCTAAATTTGATAGAGATTTAGCACTGGGTAACATTAATAGAAATGCCCCTGCGCTTACTGAATTGGTGGTCAAAAAATCTTATATTAACCCTTTTGACAGTTATCGTCGTCTTTTGGACGCTAGGATCCAGCAGTTTAAGAACTATGTTCTTTCTAAAAATGCTCTCAAGAGGATTCACAATTTTGAGTCATTTGCAGATGTTTTTATGGAGTATGTTGAGGATACTGCTGCTTCTTTACCAATAACTCGATCAATGTATTTTTTAACGAGAAATTATTCTCCTCTGAACAGTGGTCTTGCTCTGGAGATTGATAATGCTCCATACGATGTAGATCAATACAAGGCTGACGCATATCTCAGCCAGAGAAATTTTGAGTACTTTAAAAACTTAGCCTCTTCATACGGTTTTATAATTGATAAGAATATTCCTTGGCGTCTTATTGCAGATTTAAATTCCCCGCAAATGACCCCTTACATCGAGAACACTTTTGGATTTGCTGGTGGATCAAATTATGTTCTTGCTGTAGCCTTTACTCAAACGTACAATGATGATATTCCATCGATCGCAGACATGATGACAAAATTCTATAACTCGATTGTTGAATACCGATTCCGTACAGTTGTAAAAGAACCCGGTGCGACCACAACACAACATTCAGCAAAAACAGTTTTTAATAAATGTTCGACAAAAACAAAAATAATCACAAGAAAAAAGGTTAACCCTGTCAAGTTGCCAACCTCTTATGACGATAGTTGGTGGCTGGACAAGTATATCAGGATCAGAAACATTGAGAGTGAACTTAATTATAGTGAAACTGTCCTCAATAATATCATAGAAAATGCAACCGATTTAGTAAAAAGGGTTGACAGAGGCTCAGCGATGAGTTATACTATATCTAAGTTTGACAATGTTGAGCATTTTAACGGCTCTACGTTCTACGATGTTACAAGACTTGATTTTGCCGAAGAGGGTCTTGGACTAGAGAGTGATGTAAAAGAGACGGTGCAACGAAGTGTTCAGGCATCAAACTTTGTAGTATACTAATTAGTAGGTCCGTGGGGGACGAATGTATTTTCAAACGCTCGACGATAAGGGCGAATGTGTAGGAGTATATAAAGATGGAAACCTGTATTTCGAGGACATCCCAAGTGGATGCGTCCGGACGTGGAAATACGCCGAGTATCTTGAAGAAGATGGTGTGGACTACGGCAGTATTTACTGCGGAAATCGGAGTCTTAATGACGCTTGTCCAGCTTTCCTGATCGACGATTGGATCGCTGTCGAGGACAAGTTAAAGGCTTATTATCGCTCGTTTGTGCTGGCTAAGGTCAACATGAACGAGAATTGTTTTTTTGACCTTGTTCCGAAGCCATTTTTGCTTGAATATTGCGAAATCCGCAACAAAATCACGCAATATGTCTTTGAAAACTACGAAAAACCGCAAAACTATGACTTTATGGTCGATTTGACCAAGGTATTGGCACGCATACGACACCAAAAGCTAAACATTGACGTATCATCCCTCTCTAATCAGGCCCATTTGGCCAAGTTTCGGAAGGCAATGAAGAAGTTTAGCCAGATTGACCCGTATTGCCGCTATAACATCAACGGAACAAAGACCGGTCGCTTGACAACCCAGAAGAACTCGTTCCCCGTTATGACGATGGACAAGGATTTTCGTTCTATCGTCAAGCCGACCAACGACTGGTTCGTGGAGCTAGACTTCAATGCTGCTGAGGTGCGAACACTTATGGCACTAGGAGGCTCTGAGGTGCCCCTAGAAGACATTCACGACTGGAATGTGCGTAACCTATTTAATGCGGGCGTCACACGCGAGGAGGCCAAGCAGAA